ATGCAGGAGACCGGGGTCAATTCAAGGAAATTCGACGAGATTCTCGCCGGAATGAAGGAAAAAGAAAATGGGTAGCATCCATCCTCACGCCCAGGCCAAGTACGACGGGGTGACCCGCGCTGGCATGGACCTCGCCGACGAGCGCTGGGCGATCTATGTCCGCTCTGGCGGATACTGCGCTACGTGCGGCCTGCCCTGCTCGCTGTCCGATGGCGAGATCGCGCATCGCATCGCGAACACCGTGGCCGCGCGCAAGCGGTACGGGGCGCACATCATCGACAGCATCCACAACAAGGCATGGACGCACCGGGGGCGCTGCAACTCGGCGCAGAATTGCTTCCACAACCCAGGGCAGTGTGCGGAGATCGTGAAGATGGTGGAGGCGTCCCGATGACCCTCCTCGCCCGTGCAATGGCGCAGAAGGGCGCGCCCCACGACTACACGCCATGCGCCGGATGCGGCCGGCCGCGATGCGAGCACCACGCGCACGGGGCATGCCCGCTAGAGGACGGGTCCGGGTACTCGATATCGCAGCACTTCCATCAGGTTCGTCCCGCCTTCGACATGACGGCGCTGGACGAAGCGCTCAAGCAGATAGAGGAGGCCCCCAATGGACGATAAAGTGACGATTGCAGATCTTGAGTGTGTAATTAACTGGCTAGAGCACGGCTGTGAAGTATCAAAGGCCGTCGATGAGCTAAGGCTTTTTAGGGACAAAATAATCAGCCAAGCGCAGGAAGCCCCGAAGGCCGAGAGCCAGTGCGCCGAGGAGTTGGCTGAAAAGCTCTTTGGAAATAAGGAGCCGGAAATCAATGTCGATAAAGACCTTTTGCCGCAGTATGTAAAGCTCATCGAATCTGCCTTTGCCGCCCAGCGCCAAGCAGGACGCGAGGAGGCGAAGGGTAAAATAGCCGAGCTGGCTATGGCTTATAACGCCGAAAGCGAACGGCGATTTATGGTTGAGCAAGAAGCGATAGAGTTAGCCAAGCGCTACGCCGCAGTGGTCGATGCGCTAGAAGCTTTGCGTGAAGCCGTAAAAGCGGAGCCAGCTATGAACAATATGAAATACGACCAACTAGGCGTCCAGGTAAACAAGGCCTTGGACGAAGCGAGGAAGTGATGAAAGACGCAATCGATATTGCCTATGATCTCGTTGACGATTTCCAAGCTAACTACGTCCGCCTAAACGCGGATCAGGCTATCCAACTCGTGACGATGATTGAGAAGGCGCTCCGTTCCGTCGAGGCGAAGGAGTAGCCAATGAAACCTGAAATCGTGCGAGCCCATAATATGTTCCGCGTGCCCGTGTGGATGACTGACCACCGCCCTGGCTGGATGGCCGACAACCGCCCCGTGTGGATGACTGACCACCGCCCTGGCTGGATGGCCGACAACCGCCCCGAGTGGATGACTGACCACCGCCCTGGCTGGATGGCCGATGAAGTGCCCGAGGATATAGTCAAAGCCCTGTCCGATCTGGCCGAAGGGATGAAGGGATGAAGCGCGCCGAGCCGAAGGACGCAAGATAAGCATGAATAAGGATGCTTATGCAGAAAACAGCATAAGTTATATGTTCTACGGACGTTTTAGCCGTATAAGCACGGGGCGCTTATACGGACACACGCCAAGCCCCGGCGGAGGAATTACATGGAGAATGATAGGCTTTTGAAATTGCTGGAAGATTGCACGATGACCGACGAAGATGCGGTCGGCATGATATTTGGTAACTTTATAGACATCGGTGGAACGCTCGTCGGTCTTACCGTCGAGAATGCAATAAAGGCAGGGGCGTTGCTCCGTGAGTATGACAAAAGATGCTTACTCAAGGCACCGCCGGGGCGTAGAACAACTGCTTCAACCTGACGCAGTAGCGCAGGTTAAGCAAATGTTAGACCGACAAACAGCAGGATACCGCCTACGGCACTATCCTGACAATTTGCGAGGAGGAAAGATGGGAATACGGTGCAAAAATACATATTCCAAGCAATTCGGCATTTTAACTGGCTGCGTTGTAACCGAACCAGATGGAACTCGCCGCGAAATATGCCCGCTTTTTTATGGCCAAATGATACGAAAATATAAAGGCCGGTTTTTTTATGCAAAAGATATGCCGGTTGATTATTTTGAAAAGGCAAAAAACCTTGAAGATAATGGATGGTCAACTTGGTATCATTACAACAACTGGATAAATAGTTCAGTTAAAAATCCAGAACATGAAGGATATAGCACCGACGAAGCAATAAAGAAATGTCTAACAACTGCTTCAACCCAACTGCGCCCTAAAGGGCATCCGAGGCGAAGGAGTAGAGAATGAAACCTGAAATCGTGCGAGCCCATAATATGTTCCGCGTGCCTGAAATCATGCAGGCCCTCATTTGCATGGTAATAGGTGCCATCTTTGCCGGCGTTTTATACATCGCCGCAACCCCGAGACCACAGACCCCGAAACAGGAGTTATATATCGTCGCTAAAAGTGAATTCCTCACGGACTCCGGCGTGGTGTATACTCTTGAGTATGCTATCGATGGAGACACGAAATTCCCTGTCAATTTCCCGACCAAAGACCAGCGGGAGGACTATATCGCCTGGCTGGCCAAAATTACCAACAGATAAACTTTCGCGCGCGCGAAAGAAAGGAGAATCCTATGCCTGCACATTTCCCCGACTGGGAAGAAGCCGCCAGACGGTCGAATTTCGAGAAAGCCGTTTCGGCCCCCTTCCGCATCGAATACCACGGAAGGCAGATCAAGGCCGAAATTATCAAACCATTATGCGGGGACGCCTACATAGTCCAGGCTTCATCGGGCTTCCAGCTATTTGACCGACGACCGACAACCGCAGAGATCGACGCCGTGCGCCATTGGTACAGGTACTAGCCATGGCCGATCTTACTTGCCCAAAGTGCGGAAAACCGCCGCTCCTCTACTGGCTCCACACCCTACCAGTCCCTCAAGGACGCATGAAAGCCCTTCGGCTCCTCACCAAGCATCACCAGGAGGCCAAACCATGCTACGGTTGCCACGATTGCAACCTATACACGGGTCCCTACGAGACCGAGGAGCAGGCCGCCGAGGCCTGGAAGGAGGGGATCGTCCTATGACCACCTGCCCGAAACCCCAAAAACGCGAGAAGGCTCCCAGGAAGGCCCTGAAACGCTCCGGCCCTATCCACGGACCAAAAAAGACCGCCCGACGCAAAGGCGCCCCCACCAGGAAGCGCCTCCCGAGCATTAAACGCCTCCGGGAGAAGGCCGACGGCCTCTTGAGCGATATCGTCCGCGCCCGGGACGGGAAATGCATATTCTGTGGGTACCGCCAACCCGAGGGCCGGCCCCTTGCCCAACAGGAATACCTCCAGGCAGCGCACTACTACGGAAAGAAAGCCCGCCCCGCGACCCGCTACACCCTGGAGAACGTCCACGCCGCCTGCTCTAAATGCCATATGAGGGTAGACCGCCGGGACCCCCAGGAGTACACCGACTGGATGCGCGCCCACTACCCGCCCGAAGCCCTGGACGCCCTCGAGGCCAGGAGCCGGAAGATAGAGAAGCGCGACCGGGCCTACTACGAGGCCGTAATCGCCGACCTTATCCAAGCATCCATGCGAAGCCAAGAGGAATAGAATGCCCCGGTCCTCCGCTCCGACCAAGAAGAAGCCCACGTCCAAGCGTAACAAGAAATCGGCATCCGTCGGGATTGCACGAGGAACGAAGCCATCGGCAAAGGGCAAGCAGGGGAAGCAACGGGCAATAGACATCCACCCGGACAAGAAAACCATCATCGCCCGCATCCTCAAGGGCGAGTCTTTGGCCGCCCTAGACCGGGAATACGGGTTCGGAAAGGGCGTGTCCTGGAAATACGTCAAGGAGGTCCTGGCCGAGCGCGTACAGGAGGCCGTCCAGCAGGGCAAGGACGATATCCGGCACCGCCTGGAGAGTATCTTCGACCGCCTCCAGAAGCTCCTTGACGCCTGCCATACTTGGCTCCAGGACCCGGACGACCCCGAGAAATACACCCTATGCCCCCGCATGGACGAGATCGAGGTAGTCTATTTAGACGTGAACGAGAACGGAAACATCGTCAACAAGAAAGCCCTTCTCTCGTCGCTCCTCGCCAGGGCACTCAACCTGGACGATATGGTCGAGGTAAAAACCCGGAACATGGACAACAGAAAGCTCCTCGTAGATACGGCAAACGCCATGTCTAGGCAGATGGAAATCATCGGGAAGATCATCGGCCAGGTCCCCGAAGGAGGAACAGTCAACAACTTTAATTTCATGACGCAATGGGTAGAATTCAAGACGATTATCATGGAAGCGACAGCAAAGACACCAGAGGTACGGAAGAGCATCATCGAGGCCATGGAGGCGAGGCTTGAGGAAGAGCCTAGTCGATGACCTAAAATATACCCTCTCCCCTGCCCTATGGCTCGAATCCCTCGGGATGGAACTCTACCAATGGCAACGCGACGTTTTAGACCTCGAGGTCCGCCGCGGGCTCATTAACGGGGCACGCCAGGCCGGGAAATCGACCCTTGTGTCAGGCATCCCGACCCATGCCGCCAAATATCACCCCGGGAGCCTTTCCGTCATCCTCGGAGCCACAGAAAAACAGGCGGTCGAGGACATGGAGAAGATCAAAGCCCTCGCCGCGATGGACCCGGACTACCCGGCTATAAAGCGAGACAGTGATAGCATATTCGAGCTAGACAACCATTCGAGGATCCTCGTCATCCCCGCCACCGAGAAAGGCGCCCGCGGGTTTTCGCAACCTCTCCGGATCATCCTTGACGAGGCGAGCCGCATCGAGGATCCCGTCTACCAGTCCGGTGTCCGCGCCATGCTCACGGCCAACAAGCGCGCGCAGCTTGTAATGATAAGTACCCCGAACGGGAGGCGAGGCTTCTTCCCTCGCGCCTATAATTCCGACAACTGGACCCGTTTCGAGGTATACGCACCGTGGGAAGTCCGCAATGGGGCGCTTATCCGCGCGAAAAAACTCCGCTCCAAGGTCCCCGGGGTCCGCTACTACGAAAGCCCCCGCCACATGGACCAGGGCGAAATGGAAGAGCATCTTCACGAGATGGGCGAGCTCATGTTCAAGCAGGAATACCTCGTCGAATTCGTAGAGCCAGAGGACCAGGCCTTCGGATACGACGAAATAGCCGCAGCCTTCGGCCACAACATAATGCCTCTTGTAGGGGGGAATGTCCTGGAATCGGTGGACGTACAGCCACTTATGGGAGTATAAAGGCCTATGCATGAGCACGTAGTAGCGTTTGACATCGCAAAGAAACGCGACTTTTTCGCCGGCATGGTTTTCCGCCGGACCCCCTCCTTCATAAAAGACCCCGACGGCAAGATCCGAGAAGTCGAGTATATGGACCTCATCCACATCGAGCAGCACGGCAACCTCCCCTATCAAGGAATGGCCGAAATTGTGGAGAACGTCATGCACCATCCATCGATCGACCGTAACGCCGACCTCATCGTGGACGGTACCGGCGTCGGTGAGGCTGCTATAGAACTTATATCAGCCAGAGGGCTGAGCCCAATATCGATCATTTCAACCGGAGGAAACGCGGCCAACATCATTCAGCCGCCAGCCGGGACGCTCTTCTCTACCCCTTCCAGTACGCTCATTCGGCCTACGGTAGGCTGGACCGTTCCCAAGAAAGACCTTGTAGCCGCCGGGCAGATAGCTCTCCAACACGGGCGCCTCCGGGTAGCGCCCGGGCTTCCATGGGCGGATGACTTCAAGGCCCAGCTAGAGGGATTCAAAGGACGATTTAACGAAAAGACGATGAACACGAAATACCAGGCAGAAACCGAGGATTTGCACGATGATCTCGTGGTATGCTTCCTCATGGGCGCCTGGTGGATTGCGCGAAATCCGAAAGAATCCGCCCCGGTTGACGTGCCGGCACGGCTCGAGTCCGTCCCCCAAGACTGGGACCCGATTGCCCTATAGGAGGCCTACCATGTATTTATCGAAAGATGACTTGCAAACCCTCGCCCGTATACGAGATTCAAAAACCAAGGATAGGCAGGCCAGGATGGAACCTGTCTGGAAAGAGATTGCGACTCTCACGAACCCGCAAATGAACGAATGGAACGAGAAGCCATCGAACCATGAGCCCACGAGCTCAAAATCCATCTATGACTCCTCCGGCATCCAGGCGTCGGACAATTTTGCCGACGGCATCCTTGGAAGCGCATTCGGTCGAAATGTCCGATGGTTTGACTATTCCCCGGAAAACGAGACTTACAAAAAAAACGATGGAATTATGCGCTTCCTCCAGCAGGCGGCCCTCGTTCGGTATGGACAATTCAACCGATCCAATTTTTACGATGAGGCCCGCGTCGCCGTGAAGTGTTGTGCCGACTTCGGAACCATGATAATGGTCCGAGAAACCGACATCGAGGACAAGCGCCAGGTATACAACACCCTGCACCTAAAGCGATGCGTCATCCTCGAGGACCGATATCACAACATCGACAGCTTATTCTATGATTTCTGGATAGACGCATTCAAGGCGGTCGCACGCTTCGGTATCGATAAAGTACCGGAGGCAATCAGATCATCCTATGAGAATAAGGACCTCATTCTTTACCAGTTTACGAACTACATTTTCCCCGTGGATAAATTCGGATTCAAGAGCGACATGAAGCGATTAGCAAAAGGGAAACCCTATGCATCGGTCATTGTGGCCGACGTGGACAGGGAAACAGCGATAGCCGAAGGCGGATACTCAAAGCGCCCATTCTTCGCATGGCGATGGTCCTCCTCCATGGACGGGACGGAGTGGGGCGTTGGCAATCCCGGGCTCAAATTCCTCGGAGACGGCAAGCAGGCGAACGCTCTCCGGCGCGACTATAGCCGATCATCCGCCCTTGCCGCACAACTACCGATAAAGGCTACCAAAGACCTCCGCGGGAGAATCGACCTTTCACCGGGCGGCAAGACCTACCTAAACCCCGGAGAGGACTTCGCCCCCGCCCAAGTAACCGGGAACCTCCAAAGTCAACTAATGGACCTCCAGGACCTCCGGAAATCAATCCAAGAGGCCTATATGGTGGACATCTTCAAGATCCTGTCGCAGAACATCGACCAGAGGAAAACCGCAGCCGAGGTCCACGGCATCCAGGGAGAGAAGGCGGTCCTCATGTCCGCTTTCTATGGTCGCCTCGTGAGCGAATTCCTTGAACCTGTCATCGAAGATGGTTTCCAGGACGATTTCGACATGGGCCTTCTCCCGGAAATGCCCGAAGAGATCGCCGGCGAACCCCTCGAGATCGATATGGTCTCCCCTCTCGCCATGCTCCAGCGTCAGGCCGTCGTCATTGACCCGTTAAACCGCTTTATGGCACAGGCCACCGCTCTCGCCCAGGTGAATCCGCAGGCCCTCGACGCCGTGGATATCGACGCCTACCTCGCCGCCCTCGGGCAGGCCCTTGGAGTGGACAAGGGCGTTGTGCGGTCCATGTACCAGATTAAGCAGATGAGGGCCGCAAAGGCCAAGCTCCAGGCTGAACAGATGGCGCAACAGCAGCAACAGGCGCAGATGCAGAGCCAGGCCGACGCCTATAACAAGATGCGCGGAGCCCCGGAGCCCGGAAGCCCCATGGCCCAGCAGGGCCTCGAGGGCCGGCGATGATCCAGACCCAAGAAGCCCTTAGAAACGAGGAGACAATCCGCGAGCTCTTCCGCAAGGCCTTCCTCGACAAGGAACAGCCCCAGGTCCTCGCCCTTATCCTCGTCCGCCTCGGGTATTTCGCACCCGAGGCCCAGGCAATCAACCCTGACCTCGTAGCCGTAGGGAATTGGATCCTCGCGGAATGCGGAATTTTGCACCGCGGCCCAGGCGCCATGGCTCAAATCCACAATATCGCCGAATCCCTGGCAAGGGCCGCGAACGACGCGGATCTTGAAAATATCCGAACAGGCCTCCTTGAGGAGGACCACGACGATCGATAGGAGGAAACCATGCTCATTTTGCGCTATCCGTACCTGACCCCCGACGACCCCGGCGGAGGAGGTCCCCCGGCGGCCGAGCCGGCTCCGGCCCCGGCGGCCACGGCCAAGCCCAAACTCTACGACCAGCTCCCCAAGGATCGGAAGGTCTCCGAGGACTACTACACCCACGACACCCTCGACAAGCTCCTCACCCACGCCGAAGAGGCAGACCAGAAGCTCTCCAGGGCGATCATTCGGCCGGGCAAGGACAACAACCCCGACGAGATCAAGGCATACCTCGAGGCCCTGGATATCCCCATGACCAAGGACGGATACGAGATCAAGGCAGACGGCCTCCCGATCCCGAACCCCGAGGCATTCGTCGCCGGGCTCAAGGAGAATTTCCACAAGGCCGGGCTCTCCAAGACCCAGGGATCGGCCATGTTCTCCATCCTCTCCGGTATGTTCAAGGCTGGAGAGGCGGCCAGGGCAAAGGCCGAGGAGACTGCCGGCGAGGCATTCAAGACGGAATTCCTCAAGGCATACGATGGAGACGAGAAGAAGGCGCAGACCGGAATACTCCTCTCCGAGCATTTCATGTCAAAACGCCTTGCCGACCCCGAGGCGATAAAGGCGCTCAAGGAAATGGGGGCGTTCAAGAGCCCCGCCGTCATCAGGGCATTCGCCAAGGTGGAAGAGCTTTTCGCCGACCCGCAATTCATCGAAGGACAGGGCGGAAACCCGTCGGCCCCCGCAGGATCCTTCGGAAAATCATATTCGCCTGCCTGGAAAAACAGGACTGGAGGAAACAGTGGAGCTTCCTAATCTCGAGAGCATCATGAAAGAAGTCCCCGCCGCCGCCGAGGGCACTCCGCCGGCCGTTCCCGGCGAGACGCCGCCGCCGGCATTGAAGCCGATAACCTCATACGGGGAAGAATGGGAGAGAAAAAAGGGGGGCTATTTGGAAAAATAGAGGGCTTGACGATTACCGCGGGTAGGGTATACCCTTTTCCAGAAAGCATGGCCTCGTTGAGGCCAATTCACGCGCGAGCGTGGACGGTGTACCGAAAATAGACCGGGATAGCCCGCCCGCGAAACCGCCAGGGAGTAGCGAACCGCGAGCCATGAACGGGGACAGGACGGAGCAATACCATCCCCCCGCCATCTTCGACATGAAGAAGGTATCATCATGGCTCTCATTACCGCCTACAACAATGTAACGCTGGCCGAAGCGCAGCGTTCCGTCGGATGGGACCCCGGTTCCCTCGGCGAGCTCCAGCGCCGCTATGCGTTCACAGATAACGTCCCGTGGTATCCGACCAACCGCGGGCTCACCAACCGCCAGGTCCAGGCCGACCGCCTGCCGTCCATCACCGCCGGGAAACTCAACGGGTCTATCGGGACCGGAGCAGGCGGCCGTTCCGTCATCGAAGAGCCGGTAAAGCTCTACCAGCTGGAATCCCATGTAGATGAACGCCTGCTCAAGGGCATGACCGCCGAACAGGCCCAGGCCACCAGGGATTCCGAGGACGAAATGATAATGGAAGGCTGCCTCGGAGGCGTGGAGGGGAAGGTCATCTACGGCAACGACGGATCGTCCCCTGACGACCTCCGCGGCCTCGCGCTCCGGCGCCCGAGCATCGGAACGTACTGCCTCAACATGGGCGGCACGGCTTCCGGCTCCATGTGCTCCGCGTGGCTCATTGAACTCGGCCGCAAAGGATTCCACTTCGGGTATCCGCCCGGAACCGTCCCCGGTCTGACCAGCGAGGACAAGGGGCTCCAGCGCGTCGCTTCCGTTGACGGCGCCGGTGACTACTACGCCTGGTGCCGCCTGTACGAGTTTTGGGGCGCCGTAATCCTCCGCGACAACCGCGCGCTCATCCGCATCGCTAACATCGGGTCCGCCACCCCCCTGACCGCCGACAAGGTAATCGAAGGCCGGAACATCCTGCCGGGCATGGGACGGGACGCCGCGCTCTTCGTCAATCGGTCCACCAAGACCGCGATCGACAAGGCCGCGTACAATAAAACGAATCTTTCGATAACGACCGCGGAACTGCCCGGATACGGCGCCGTTTCCTACATCGGAGGGGTCCCCGTGCTCCTGTCGGAAGCCATCCTCGACACCGATACCACGGTAAGCTGAAAGGAGGCAGAAAATGCGCGACGCTTATTGGCTTTTCGGAACCGTTGCCCTCGGGGCCGTTTCCGGGACAAAGGTATACTGCCCGAATCCCGTCGATACCGGGGCCCTTTCCACCGGGACGCGGTTCACCCGGAAACACATCGGGGCGGGATGCTCCCTCCGCGTGGTCGGGCAGAACCTCGCAGCGATGGAGTCCATAGACTCCTTCTGCATGTTCGTCTGCGACGACGCGGACAACTCCGGAACCTACACCGAAATCCTCCGATCGGAGGTCTCGGCTGCCGGAGCCGCCGCCTACACCAGGATGGTGGTCAATCTCCCCGAGTCCCACCTCAGCTATGTCAACGTCGGGTTTATCGGAACTTCTTCCGGTACCCTGACCACGAAGAACTGCGAGGCGTGGCTCGAGGACGGCCCGAACATCAGCCAGGGGAATCTCTAGGCTAGGATTACTCCCCGAGGACGATACCTCGGGGAGGTTTTTCTTTAAGGAGGAAATCAATGCCGGTATGCCGAAATTCTTGTTTCAACCCTAGGCTCAAGTACTACATCGCCGGGGATATCGAGAACGACGAGGACGCCATCGCCATCTTGCGGGAGGACAACCAACTTCAACATTTCAGCGACTCCCGCGGCAAGCCGTACCCGGAGAACCCGCCCGCCGCCATAGACGGCGAACAGCCCAAGAAACGCGGACGCAATCCCGCCGCCAAAGACCAGGGCGGAGACGTTCGAGCTCCCCACATTACACGTCTGGAGGGCGCCGAGGAAGAGGGGTCCGAGGACATCACCCCCGAAGGCGCCGAAGGCTAACCAATGGCCGCGCCCGCCCGCCTGGTATCATGGGTAGAGGTATCCAACCGCGCGCTCATAGCCCTTGGGCAGAGCAAGATACAGGCCCTCGACGAAGGAACCCAGGCCGCGAACTATTGCCACCTTTTCCTGGAGGAGGCGGTCAACCACGTCGCATCATATCATCCGTGGCGGGCAACCAGGACGCGCCTCGAGCTTGCCAGAGACGCAACAACACCAGTCTCCGGATACGATTATCGTTACGTTCTTCCTGTTGATTTTCTCTCCATTTCCCGGGACGAGCTCGGGCCCATGGTCGGAACCGAGAACGACAACCGCGGGATCTTGTGGGAAATCGAGGGATCCTACATCCTTACCGACGCAGAAACCATCTGGATCGTCTACCACCGAACCCCCGAGACGCCCGTTGGCCTACCTCCGGCTTTCGTCCGGGCCATAACCTACGACCTCGCCGCTCGGCTATGCACCATCCTAACCAGCAGCACGGGGCTTTCCACCAAGATCGAGGGAAACCTCGCGCAAGCCCTCCGGGACGCCGTGGCGGCGGATTCTTCCAACGCTCACGACAGCACGAACCTCGCCGACAACGGATACAGATTCCCCGACGAGGCCCGTAATGGCTGATTTCACTTTCCTGCGTAACAACTTTTCCGCGGGCGAAATAGGTCCCTACGTCATGGGGCGGACGGACCTCCCCGCCTACGCCAACGGATGCAAGCGCCTGGAGAACTTTTTCCCGACCAAGATAGGGAGCGTCCGCCGGCGGCCAGGATCCTACTACCTCGCCGCGGCGACCGCCTCTGAATGCAGGCTTATACGATGGGACCTTGCCTCTGGTGACTACCTCGTAGTCGAGCTCTCGAACCTCGAGGCGAGGTTCATCGCGTCCGACGGAACAATCCTCGCCAGTATTGTGACGACCCCATGGGCGACAGCCGCCCTGGCCGGCGTCCGCGTGGCGAACATAAAAGGCGTTCTCTATCTCGCCCATTCCAGCGCGGCCGTGCGGACGTTCACCTATACCCCAGGATCTCCCCCAACAGTAGGCATCGCAACACCGACTTTCACGGGCGTGACGTTTTCCGGTGCCGGGGATTACCCGGCGAATATCGCCTTCTATGCTGGACGGCTATGGTTCCAAGGGACAACCAATAGCCCGCGGGATATATGGGGATCGTGTGCCCTAGACCCTTCGAGCGGGGCACCGCGCTTCCACAATTTCACCGTCGGATCCACAGCAGACACCGCCATTCACATCGTAGAAACAGCTATGGGGGCGACGCCGCTCTCCTGGCTGGCCGTCATGCGGTCTCTTGTGGCTGGCGGGCCCAATGCCATTTGGCAGCAATCCGGGAACCCCTACCCAGGAACGTTCGATATGCAAATAGCCGCGGCCCAGGGCTCCGCCCCTGTCCAGGCGGAAACCCTCGGGAATTACGTCATTTTCGTGGGGGCGGATTGTCGCAGCCTTTTCGCCCTGTCCTACTCCCAGGAGGGGGGAGGTTTCGCAGCGACAGAGCTATCCGTTTCAAGCCGCCACCTTCTCACTTCCGGGATCAAAGAGATCGCCGCGGCCCAGGCACCCGAACCTATTATCTGGTGTGCAACCAATGACGGTCATCTACTATCCTACCATCTGGACGCTTCGGCAGGACTGGCCGGATTCGCTTGTCATCCCATGTCGGACGCCCTCGTGGAAAGCGTGGCCGTAGCCCGAAAGGGAGCGGTAGACCGAGCATACATCGTCGCAAATAGGTCAGGGACGCGCCTCCTCGAATTCATTGACCCCGGCGAATATACGACTCTTGGCCCGGAGGATGATACCAGCACCCCGGGCGGAATGCACTATGTCGATTCGGGGATCTATATAAAAGGGGCCGCCCCGGCAACGACCTTTTCCGGCCTCGGGCACCTGGAGGGGAAAACGGTAGACGCCCTCGGAGACGGTGCCGTAATGCCCGCGGTAACCGTTACCGACGGAGCCGTGACCTACTCGCGGGCCGTGACGAGGATCCACATTGGCCTCCCCATGGCTTCTGTCCTCCAGCCGACGAGCCCGGAAATACCGACAAACGGAGCCGGCGTAGGGAAGAAGCGAAGAGTTGAAAAAATCGGGATCATGCTCGCCGATAGTTATGGCGGGAAGATCGGGCGCGTTGAGACGGAGCTCGAGACCCTTCCCGATTTCGTTTATGGCGTTACCGTATACGGAGCGGCGCCCGTGCTCTTTTCTGGCCTCAAGGAGAAGGCCTTCCCCGGAACGAATGAGGCGGATCTCTTGGTCCTTGTGGAGCAGGACGAACCGCTCCCGTATCATGTCCTCGCTATCGTTTTAACGATCGCAGTAACGGAGCACTAGATGGCTGGCGAAGTAGAAGCAGGACTAGCGATTGCGAATCTCCTCATAAGCGCCGCGGGGAGCCTCCCGGACGCCTCCGATAAAGCCCTCGGACTCGAGGAGATAGAGCTACAACGCGAGGCGGCCCAGGCAAACCGCGATCTTCTCCAGAAGTACATGACGGAGTACTATCCAAATATCGCGGAGCAGCAGCGATCCGAACTGGACAAAGCATACCAGGATGTTTACAAGAACCTGACAGGCGCATGGGGGCAACAGGCATCCGGATTCTCCGCGATGGACCAAGAGGCCGGAGCCGGAACAAGCGCGCAGGCCATTATGGACGTTACCAAGGGCGAACTAGCCTATAATTTTGGAGACGACCTCACCATGGACATGAACGGAGGCCTCTACGCCATTTCCAAGAGCAATCTCGAGAATGAAATACAAATCACCCTCGACCAGATGCAATCGGCCCTCGATATCTACGATCGGTCTATTGGATATTATAACCTAGCCGAAGAGGAATTAAACAAATCGTCTTACCAGAAAGGTAAGGAAGATTTCCAAGCTGGATGGGATGATATCTGGCGAGGCGTCGGCGAGTTTTTTACCGGAAGCGGGCAAGACCATTCCCGCGCCCCCGGAGCAGGCGGAATGTCCGGCGGCGGAGTAGGAGGCCGTTGATGAACGCACCATCAATAGATTACAGCCCGCTATTCTCCGCGTTCAACAGCTACGCGAAGGCGAAGAGCCGGCGCAATAATTCGGGGATCGCCTTCGCCCAGGCAGGCGTAGGGATTGCTCAAGTAGGATGGGACTACTACGTCAAGAACGATCAAATAGACGCCCGCGATATTTGTACGGGAGTACAAAACGAATTTCAACAGGCCGAACTCGACTATGCCACCGGGGAAATATCCGAGGAAGATTTCAACGCAAAAGGCAAGGAACTCGACCAGCGCCTCCAAGAATACAAGCCCCGTACTGAGTACGGGAAAACCATTATCCAAGACTACCGGACGAACGGCCTTTACCCGAACAGGACGTCGGTTGCCAAGCAGGCCGCTCCGATCCTTCTTGCCCGTATTACGGCAACCGCCGAGAAGATGATCCAGGAGCGTGCCAAGGAGAGCGTCGCAAATGAGGACGGATACCTCGAAAGCCTCCAAGCCCTTGATGCCCTATACCAAGAGAGGGCATCAGCCCTAGGGAAGAGCGAAGAAGAATTCGCCAAAACCACCAACGAGAAAGAGGCCTCCGGGCGCCGACTCGCCGCAGCGCAAGAAGAGCACACCCAAGCGACTACGGATCGAGAACTAGCCGCCCCGGGCTCCGAAGATGAATCATATGCCGCCGCAAAACGCCTTGAGTCTGCCCAGGCAGAACGGACCGCGGCCGAGGAGGCCGACATCGCTCTCGGGGCCAGTCTTGGAGAAAAGGCAAAATCCGCCGAGGCAGCGCGGGCCGAGACTAGGGCCGCCGAGGAAGCGTACATCGCGCACAAAAAAACAGGCGTTGATGCCTATGCCGAGGAGGTCCGGAAAATCGTCGTAGAAAGCGGGGCCTTGAAACCCTGGCAGACCGACAAGATTGATACCTACGTGGACCGGGCGGTCCTCTTCCGGAACAACCTACTCGCAAATAAGCGTATCGCCGAAGGGCTCCAGAGTCATAATTACATCGGAGCCATCGAGTACATCGAGCGCCATCCGGATTTCTACGCCAGCCCTGATGACCAGAAGGCGGCCAGGGCCGAAGTCGAGAAGCAGCGCAAGCAATTCGAGATGCAGAAATATACGGTGTACATGAGCCAGGCACAACAGCCGGAAGTCTGGTGGAACACGGATGCACTGAACGGAATTATCCGAGACATCCACCGAGACGCGCTCTTCAAGTTGCAGGGCGAGGAAATGCCCGATACCGTTATCGACGAGCTCACCCGTCGCGTAGAGGAAGTCGGGTCTGGCCGAAACGACGAGCAGGAAAAAGCCGAGAATATGCTATGGACTATAGCCGCAGCTATGCGCGGGAAGAACGGCGAGGCTCCAGCCCTCGGATACAAGGACGGCATGGCGACAGCAAACCAGCTTTTTTCTCAAGGGGATATACGCGGAAAGACCTGGATCGATTTCATAAATTTCGTCGGGAAGGACGCCATAGGCGAGAACGATCCTGTCGGGCAGCGGGCACTTGATACGTTCAAGACTGCCCTTGACGATTGGCTGGGCCCGGAAAATAAACGCGATGAAAAGAGCCCGGAATTCCAAGAGAAGATGGGGCGGTATGACTTCATGATGAACGAGTTTTCCCTCTGGCTCATGCAGAACCGCGGAGCAACCACAGACAAGATCGGAAAGAAAAAGGATGAGCTTCTTTCGGCAACCTATGGGAAAGACGCGATAAAAACCCTTTCCATCATAAAGGCCCCCGTCACCAGGCAAGGCGTCGAGCTATTCGGGCAACAGGTCGGAGGGAAAACAATCAGCCAGCAACGCGCCAAAATTTACGCCCAATTCGAGAGCGGAACGGGCGACCCTTACGTCAATTATAACCCCATGACGGGCAACCTGGAAATGCTTCCTGAAATTAAGAACGCATACGATGAAATGCAGCGGTCCATGAATAATGAATTTGAGAAATCCGAATTCAACGGAAAGAAATACAAGATCGGGAAGGACGCCGTGCCCGTTACCCTCGAAACTGGAACAATTATCTACGTCGTCAAGGACGCGGGAGGGAAGTCGAAGATCATTTATCCCCACGCGAACGCGAAGCGCCCCGAAGGAATAGAATTCTCGGGAAGCTCGAACACCGTATTTACGGCCAAGGCGGCAGAGGTAGCGAAAAAGATCGACGCCGGGCCTCTCTCTATGGCCGAGGCCGCGCGGCTCCACAAGGAACTTTCCTCCGCCAAATCGGCCTCCGGAGGCTTGAACGCCGATGAACAAAAACTCTACTCCGGGCTAGAGAAAATGCTTATCAAGATCGGAGCGGCCGAGGCGCAGAAGGAACTAAATCCGGCGCGGAAGGGGCCCATTCTCAAAATCCCCGGGGTGAACCAATGAGCGACCTTTTCGACTCCCCAGGGGACCCCTTAGCCCCCTTTACCTCCGGCCAGAAAGATCCGAAGATCCATCCAGTGAAGCAGCCGGCAGGCCCCGCCCTGGCCGATCCCTTTTCTTCGGTAAAAGCCCTCTCCGCGCAAACCCAGGAGGCCGCCCAAGAGGGCAGGCTGCATGACCCCTTCGCGGAGGTTAAGGAGCTTACGGCGCAGACTAACGAGGCCGTGGAAGGTCTCCGGTCCTCTCTCCCATGGGCGGGAACCCTCACCCCGGCCCAGGTAATATCGGTCAATCGGAAGATCGCAGATTCACCCGACCCCGTTGGGCAGGCCTACAGACTCGGAACGGCCTATCAATTCGCCCGTATCGCCGGGATATCACCGGATGAGGCCTACAACAATATAGACGCCCTTTCGATGGCCTATACCTCCAAGCCCTACGAGCCGAAAACGACGATGCGGATACTCGGGGACGCCTGGAATTCCGCGTGGATGGCCTACGATATGGGGAATAAGGCCTTTCAGTGGGCTCTCGGAGGCGGGACGGATACAGCACTCGAGAAAGAACTCGACGCCCTACAGGCGAAGATAAACGAACTGGATGAGGATAGGGTCCTCCGGCCCTGGTACATCGACGCCCTCCGGAGCAGCGCGGGATCTCTTCCGCAGATGATTACCGGCGGGATAAAGGGAGCGGGTGTTGCGGCCGGAGCCGGCCTTCTCGCCGCGGCCGTGGGGGTTGAAGTAGGGACCGGAGGCTTAGGAACGCCCATCGCAGCAGGCGCGGCCATTGGTGGCATGGCAATGGTCGGATCTGCCATGGATATGTACCAGACGACGCAGGGCATGGCCTACTACGCAATGCGCAAGCAAGGGCATAACCACGACGTAGCGCAAGCCATGTCAACGGTTTCCGGTTTCGCCCAGGCGGCAACCGAAGGCCTCGTCGAAAGCATCCCCGGCCTCGGGCTACTCACGGGGACCGGCGTTGACGACCTCCTTACCAAGATCGTCGCCAAGAGGACGGCGCAATCTGGCCTATTGAACGTCGCCGCCGTCGGCCTCGCCCGGTACGGAACAAGGATGGTCGGCGAAGGCGCAGAAGAATTCTGGCAGTATCTCGAGGACATAGGCGCCCAGGTGGTAGCGCAATCCATCGAGGACGTGGGGTTTAAGGGCCCCACCGCCGAGGAAGCAGTCAAGCAGGCCGGCAAGCAATTTGTGGGCGGGGCCCTAGCCGCGGGGCTTCTAGGATTCGGCGACGGAGCGAAGGCCTTCAAGAACGACGCGCGCCAGGCTGCTTATATCAAGGCTAAAGCCCAGTCAGCCATGCGGGAAGGGTTCGACTTCCGGCAATTCAAGTCTCACATGGAAGCCGAGTACCGCCTGGCCGAGGAGCAGGGATTCGCCCCCGTCCTGTCCGAATGGGACGACGAGACCCGCGAGAAGATGACCAAGGCCCTATGGGACGCCGGTAAGAAGGAAGCCGAGGCCGCCAAGGCCAAGGAGGCGAAGGCCGGACTCACGCTGCCCGAGGTAGAGAATTCTGGTGAGGAGTCCGAGGGCGAGGTCAAGCGCATCGACGGCAGGCTCTACACGCAGACCCGCACCGTGGCCGACGTTGAAGGAGACGGGACGATCCACGCCGTTTTCAAGCTGGGCGACCCCACCGCCAAGGGAAAATCCAAGCGCCTCGCCACTATCGACTACGAGGTGGACGGGGACACCCTAACGATCAATAGCGTGTCCGGGAAGATCAAGGACGACGTGAAACAGGAATTCATCCTCGACCTCCTCGAGCAGCATCCCGGCATGGACGTGGTATGGAAGCCCAAGACCGAGGAGGACCAGGCCCTCTACGACCGCATGGTAGAGGCGAACCCCCGCGGTCCCGAGGCCGGGATCAACTGGTACAGCGAGGGCGGGACCATCGAGACCGTCCGGAACCGGATGCACCTTACCCGGAAGATCCAAGCCGAGGCCTCCAGGATGGGGCTCACCAAGGAACAGGTCCCGGCGGCCGTGGACTATATCGACAAATCCGCGGCTTTTTTCGGGCTTTCCACGGACGACTACCTGGCCCGCGCGTTCACGGCCGAAAATTTCGTCACCGGACAGGCCCCCGCGGGAGCCTTGAACCAGGCTTTCCGCGGCGCTACGGAATTCAAGCCGGCCGGTGACGTGACAAAAGCACTTATTTACTATGCGGAAAACGCCGACTTTTCGACCTACATACACGAAAACACCCACGCGCTTATCAATTTCGGCATCCGGAACCGAGCCGCAAGCGAGAAGGTATCCGCGCGCATGGCCGAAATCGAGAAGGCTTTCGGCGTGACCAACGGGAACTGGAACGAGGAAGCCGCGGGAGACTGGCAGCAGAAATACTACGAGGCGGCCAAGGCGCAGGGACACAACCTATCCAAGCTCGAGGCCGTCGCCTACGCCATGGAGGACTACCTCCGGGAAGGGAAGGCCCCGAAGGCCGAGCTCCAGCCCATTTTCCAGCGCATCGCCCAATGGCTATACGACGTATATCAGAGCATCGCCAACCGCGTGAATATCAACCCGGATATCCGGCGCGTATTCGACGAGCTCTACGCCGGGACCGGCCCCCTCTCCGAGGTCTACCGCGAGGAGGCAGAGCAGGCCCCCGATGGTCAGGTACAGAAGGCCGCCCGCACGACTTACGACAAGAACACCCGTCCCGACCAGAAGCCCAAGCAGCCGGTGAACGACCTGGACGAAATCTACGGCCTCGTGGAGGAAATGCGCGAGCACTTCACCGCCTGGACCGAGGATCTAGCCGAGAAGCATGGCGTCAAGATCCACGCCCGGAAAACCATCAAGGCCAAGGACCGCGCCGCCCGGAAGATAACCGCGGAGGAAGGAGCCGAGGCCATCCTCGACATCGACGGGAAAACCCTAATCGCGCCCGACCTGGGGACCATCGACCGCATCATGCGCGACCTCCAGGGGCGGGAGGAAATTGTCAGGATTAAAGATCGTTTCGCCAAGCCGGCGCCCGGCGACTATCGGGATATGCTCCTCAACGTCAAAATGCCGAATGGGGCGATCGTCGAGCTCCAAATCACGAGCGAGCAGCTACTTGAGGCCAAGGGAACCGGACACGTATTTTACGAGATAAGCGACCAAGTAGCCGCAGGCGTGAAGGACGGAAGGATAGACGAGGTAATCGGGCAGAAGATAGCGGACGCAGCGATGGACGGGATGAAGAAGCTCTACGGGCCAGCCTACACCGCCACCCTCGAAGGCGCCATGTTCAAGGCATCGCCGGCCGATATCACCGACGCATTAAGCAGAATCTCCGACGGCTTCCAGGAATCCGGGGCGGGCTCGAGCGTCCTGTCAGAAAAGACGCGGAACACCCTGGACGCCTTAATAGCCAGTGGCTTGTCCTCCCAATCCACGAAAGCGAGCTCGGGATCGTCAATCGACGGCGTTTCCATAAGTGCCTCCGAATCAAGTATAGCCCAACCGACCGAGGCTATCAAGGAGGAGGAGCTTGCGCTTTTCCAGGAAGCCGCCATCGAGGAGCAGCGCGACGAGAAGGGACGCCTCCTGGCCCCCAACGGCAAGCCCTCGGCCTTGAACGACCGCCAATGGAAACAGGTCCGCACCGAGGCATTCAAGGCCTGGTTTGGAGACTGGCAGGCCGACCCCGCCAACGCTTCAAAGGTAGTAGACGAGAACGGCGAGCCGCGCGTTGTGTTCCATTCCGGAGACTTCGACACAGAGGCCGGCGACGAAATTATTATTGCAGACAAAGGTGTTCACTTTGGGACCAAGGCCGCAGCAGAGGAGCGCGTGGTCGGTCGGTACATAGAACAGGAGCTCGAGAACGCCGAAGTATGGGACGAGGGCGGACGATGGTATGTCAGCGAGGACCAATACCCAGGAGCTCCATCCAGCGGATTCTCCTCCCGTGACGCCGCCGTTTCTTATCTTTCCGGGGAGATAAACCAGAGCATAAGCGACAACGGGATCGAATACGAAGCACCCATTACCGAAGTATTCCTCGACATAAAGAACCCGCTCACGACTAAGGACGCAGGCCAAGAATGGGACACACAAATCAAAAAGGCCAAGAAGGCCGGCCAGGACGGAATCCGCTATACCAACGAATTCGAGGCAAAAGGCTCCGAGTCTTTTATGGTATTCAAGCCTGAGCAGATCAAATCCGCCATCGTGAACTCTGGGACCTTTGACGCCGAAAACCCGAGCATATTGTACCAGACCGGCCGCGAGATCGACCGCGTAATCTATACCTTCCCGCCCGAGCTCAAGGGATACTCCGATATCCACTCCCAAGCCCAGGTCTCCGGCGTCCTCAACGCGTTCGGCCGCGGCGTCCTCGGGGACGACGGAACGGTCAGGATCGGCGACGTAGGGACAAGCCACATAAATCTCGCCCGTGGCCTCCCGGACGCCAAGCGTTTCTACTTTGGATATTCCAGGGACAAGCGCGCCGTATACGTGGTAGCCAAGAACGGCATGGACGGCGACGCTTTCAAGAAGCCCGCGGTCCTCCAGCAGATACTCTCCCAGGTATTCGACAAATACAAACTTGCCGTGACCCCCGGGAAGCGCCTCGCCTTCCAGGAGAAGGAGGAGCCGCGCGTACTTTTCCAGGAAGCTAGTTATATCGAAAAAAAGGCCATAGAAAAATATGGGATTGCCAGAGATCCGCAAGACGCCGGATATGTTTTCCCATCCGGGGCATTACTCGAATTATTCAAAAGCCAGAGAGGGCGAGCACTGGCTCATTCTACCGTAGCGAAAGAATTAGGGTTTGGAACTATTGAGGAAATGCTTAAATCCACCGGAGCTATTCGCGTTGATTTTAATGATGGCATAATCCAACGAATGACGCCCCTAACCAGGAGGCAGGCCCAAATAATAGAAAACAATACTCTCGGCTATCATGGCTGGATAAACATAGGAATTGAAGGCCCTGATGGTGAATACGAACAGATGGGCGCTACCGTTGACGAGATAATGAAAGAGACGGGATCGACCACCATCCTCTTCCAACCCGCGCCCCCCATAGACTCCGACGCCTTCCACGCATGGTTTAAGGATTCAAAGGTAGTAGACGACCAGGGAAAGCCTATGGTCGTCTACCATGGATCATCATTTGCATTCGATGTATTCAAACCGCACGAAAGCACAAGAGATATGCTGGGGCCATATTCTGTCACATCCCCGTCATTTTTCTTTTCCGAATCTAAAGAAATGGCCCAAGTATTTGCAGAATCGGCGGCAGAGAGATATCACGGGAGAGAAACAACCAGAGCCTTTTATCTATCAATTAAAAACCCGCTCGATCTAAGAAATATCAGAGAATCGGAATATGTGGAAAAGATGAGGGATTTTGGCATAGTGGATAAATGGGGAGAAATACCCGTACTCTCCGAAGCATGGACGCTACTTGATGATGGGAAAATTGTTGATATTATTAAGGGGAAAGGCTACGACGGGGTATTATTGAATGAAGGTGATGCGGCTTATGGCGCAGGAATAACATACGACACCCGCGATGCGGAGGATGTAGAAAAGGCATTTAGTACATGGGCCGTATTCTCCCCAGAGCAGATAAAGAGCGTGAACAACCGCGGAACCTGGGACGCGGACGATCCGCGGATCCTGTACCAACCAGCCTATCACGGGAGCCCTCACCGATTTGACAAATTTACCACCGAGAAGATGGGAACCGGCGAAGGGAATCAGTCATTCGGATGGGGGCTATACTTCGCGGGAGAGAAGAAGGTAGCTGAATTCTATCGAGAGAGCCTAAGCGATACGAAATATTATTCAAATGAACGCGAGCTACACAACGACGAAGCCTGGGCCGCGCAGTTTATCGCTACGACCGTCCCTCCAAATGACGCGGAGCAAGCCAAGAAGGACGTATACGGGGCACTAAGCCAGAAAACCAAGGCCGGGATTGAAAAGACGGGGCAACTTATCAGCATTATCGACAAACTCAAGGACACGAAGATAGAGGAAAAAACGGGGCAACTCTACCGAGTAGAGATTCCCGCGGATGAGAAATACCTAGACTGGGATAAAAAAATAACAGAACAACCTGAAATAATCGACAAGATCAAAGCGACTCTCATAGACAGAGGATTTACCGAATCCCAAGCGAACAATCAAATAAACAACTTCACAGGGCAAAGCGTATATGCGGCGATTGCCTCATTCTATGGAGAAAAAGAAGCATCACTATTATTGCTAGAGCATGGTATCCCCGGAATTATCTACCTTGACGCTAACAGCCGCACCAAGGGGCAAGGCTCTCACAACTATGTCATATTTTCCTACGAGGACGTGAGCATAGCCGAGGTCTATTACCAGCACAGCATAGACGACCTCAAGAAAAGCGCGAAGGGATACGACTCATGGGAGGCCTTTAGGGATTTTTGGGAGTCCGGGTTCGTCAAGGACGACGACGACGCGCAGACCGAGGGCATGGCCCCCGAGGAAGTGGACGAATTCTATCGCACGATATACGGCATCGCCAAGGAAGAACCCGAGCCCGAGAAGCCTATCACCACGGAGGAAGTGAACGACGAGGAGGCCGAGGCCGAATTCATTGCCGACATAAAGACCGACGCCGGGCTCCGGGCCTACCTCATGGACCTCTACGGCGCCTCGTTCGACAAGGCCTTCTATAGGGATATTGAGACCGCCGGACCGACGGACGAGGAGGAGGCCCGCCGATACGACGCCATGCGGTCAGCCGAGCGCATGGTCGAGAAAACCGCGGCCCCGACCGTATACCTCGGAGCGAAGGCCGTGAACAACGGAACCGCCACCAAGAAGATCCTTGCCTCCGCCCGGGGCGCCATCCTCAACAACCCCACCGAGTACCGCCGCCTCGTCGCCACCGTCCAGGGCGACACGGAAACCGTAGCCCGGCTCAAGGCCAAGCTGGACAAGCCTTACATTCTCGATCCCCGCTGGATAGCGACGGCCGAGGTCCTGTCCATCGAGAAGCGGAAACAACTTGCCAGGACCATCAGGAACGAAAAAATAGCCCGGAAGATTGTCCGCGGAGACATCGCCGTTGAGGATTCGGAGATAGAGGAGCATCTGAAATACCTCTCCGAGGAGGCCAAGAAAGCCCGAAAAACCATCGCCGAGGCCGAGGCGAAGGCCCTGGACCTGGAGGACCGCCTCGGGACCACGCAGCGGGCCGCCTTGAAGCAATCGCGCGAGCTCTCCGAGTACCGCGACCGGCTCAAGATCGTGGAGCACCGGGCCGCCGCCTACCTCGAGCGCCAAGCAGCGGTCCCCGCCAAGACCGCAAAGGAAGCCGATTTCCTCCGGAAGCAGATAGCCACCACCCAGGCCGCTCTCGAGAAGGCCAAGACCGGCGCCAAGACGGACGCCGCGGAGCTCGACGCCCTTTCCTCCACCCTCTCCGCCCGGAAGGAACGGAACCGCCTCCAGCGCCTCGAGGCCGAGCGCCGGGCCGTGAAAGCCGTCCGGGACGAAATGAAGCGCCTGGCCGCCGCTGCGACCAAGCCCCTCGGGAAGAAGCCCGGTATGCCGGTCGAATACCAGAAGAAGATCAAGGAACTCCAGGCCGGGCTCGATCCGCAATTCCGCACCAAGAGCACCCTTGCTAAACTCGACCACTGGAGGGACTGGATAGCGCGCGACCCGGGCGCCACAGAGATCATGCCCGAGGAACTTGTGAAGAAGGTCCAGGCGAAGCAACTGAACGACTGGACCCTGGACGAGCTCCGGCAATTCAAGGATCGGATCGACGAGCTCAAGAACGCCGGGCACACGATATGGAAAATCCGCCACAACCGGGAGGCCCAAGAACGGAACCACATGGCCGACGACTTCCGCGAGGCGGCCCTGGCCGGCGAGGAATTCCGGCCGGCCGTCGGCGCCCCGAAGCCCTCGACCGCTTGGACCAAAATCAAGCTCGCCACCCTCCGGCCCCTCGCCGTTTTCCTCGAGCTCGACGGCGGCAAGCGCGGGCCCTTCACGAAATGGCTATGGGACGCCGTGAACGAGGCCGAGGCCGAGGCGAACCTCCACAAGGACCGCCGGAAGGCCGCAGCCGAGGCGAAGCTCAAGGAACTCGGATTCACCACAGACATCCTCGACTACAAGCACGTTTACATAGGGAAGGAAATGGACATCGACGGATTCGTCAAGGACGACGGCCGAAAACCCACCATCCAGGACGTGCTTTATTGGCAGATCGGAAAGCAGAACGAAGAGACCTACCGAGCCCTTCTCGCCGGCTCCAGATACCCCGAGTCGATTATCGACAAGGGGATATCGATGCTTTCCAAGGAAGCCCTCTCACTCGCCGAGTACATCGGGCAGGACTTCGACGAGAACTTCCCCAGGGTCAAGGAGGCATTCGAGTACCAGTACAATATGCCCTTGAATGCCGTTGACCACTACGTCCCCATGCGCCGCCTCGAGGCCACGTTCGACACCCGAGGCGAGGAAGTAGCCGTCGGCCTAGTTTCGGGGACCGGCCAGACCAAGACTTTTCTCAACAAGGGATTCACGAAATCGCGTATCCAGGAGATCCAGGACGACTTCCAGCGCCCGATTCGGACGGACCTCGTTTCCCTCTGGATGGAAAGCATCGACAAGGAGGAGGATTTCATAGCCAAGGACTTGCTGGTGAAGCGCCTCCAGGACACCCTCGGACGCCTCCCCGTCCAGCGCGCAATCCAGCAGCGCCTCGGTCCCGAGGGCGTGAAATGGATGAAGAAATACGTCAACGACATCGCCCAGGGGAACTCCAACCAGGCTATTACCGGTAGCCAGAAATTCATGCAGCAGCTCCGCGGGCGCATGGCCGTTTCGTACCTCTCTTTCAACGTCTTGTCCAACCTCAAGCAGCTAGTATCTCCCTTGCCCTACCTGGCCGACGCCGGAGGAAACCCCATCACCGGAGGCGCGCGCCTCCTCTCCGCTGCCGGGCAGTATCTCAAGGGCGCCCGGCGCCCGGGGCAGAAGAACGCCCTCGTTCAATTCGTCGAGGAGCGGTCCGACCTCATAAAGCACCGTTCGATTTCCAGGGACTTCGAGGACTTCAAGCGCATCGAGGCGAGCCACAACGCGAGCGAGAACGTCCGGAAGGCCTTCGCCATCGAGAAGAAGATCGGGGCCGCGGGCATGGCATCTCTCGAGGTAATCGACCACGTTTCGGTCAGCATAGGATGGAAAGCCGTTTACGACCACAACATCAGCCAGGGAAAGAGCGAGCTCGAGGCGATCCAGGCCGCGGACGACTCGACCGTTCTCACGCAGCCCTCGGGGCGCGTCCAGGACCTCGCGGAAATCTACCGCTCCGGCGAGACCATGAAATTCTTCACCATGTTCACGAACGCCTTGAATGCCCAGTGGCAGATGATAGCCTTCCGAATCCCGCAGGCATTCCGCCAGAAGCAATATCTCCACGCCCTCGGGGACGCCATCGCCCTCGCCCTATGCGGCCTAGGGATTGCCCTAGCCTCCGGAGCCGCCTACGGGGACGACGACGAGGAGAAGCGCAAGCGCCTTGTCCTCGGGCTCTTCTCGCAGTACACGGATTCGATCCCCCTCGTCGGTAGCATCGCCACGAACGCCATCGCCAAAGCCGCCGGCGTCCAGGCATACTCTTCCGAAGGCGTCAACCCCTTCCCGTGGGGGCCGAAGGTCCTATCCGCGGTCTCTGCGATCCAGGACCGCGACGTGAAGAAGGCCCTCGCCTACGCCGCGGAAGGCACCGCCCTCGGTCTAGGACTCCCGACCTCTGGACCAAAGCGCGCGATTGATGCGCTCATAGATAAAGACCCAGCCCTTTTGGTAGGCTGGAAAAAGGAGAGTGACAAATGATTACCGACCTAACGCGCCGAGCGCAGTTCGATATCTCGTCATCGGTCCCGTCGAGCTTTACGTTCACGTTCTGGTTTTACAGCCCAGCCGAATTCGTGGCCGTGGTGACCCTGGCGGACGGGACCGATCAAGTTCTCGTTAACGGAGTCGATTATTCGATAACCGACCCGGGGGCCGGTGGAACCCTGGCGCGGCTTTCGACCTGGCCGGCGACAGCGCAGACCCTCACCCTCTACCGACTCACGGCCTTAACGCAGGAAGCGGACTTCCGAAACGGAGACAACTCCGACGCCGAAACTCTTGAAGTGACCCTCGACCGCATGGTCGCCATGCTCCAGGAGAACGCTGACAATTCGGCCCATGGGATATATCACCCACTCACTGACCCCGAAGGATTAAACCTGGCAGTCCCTCCGGTAGCCCTTCGCGCGAACAGGTACCTCGCATGGGACACGGCGGGGAACGTAATGGCCGTTGATGGGGTAGCTGCAACAGGAACCGCGAACGCCGCGCAGCTTGACGGATACCATGCCGGGCACACTTTTGGTACCATCCCAATATCTGATGGGGTGGAATGCGTCGGGCTTATTGCATCCAGAGCTAACAACGTAGTACATAGTACCAATATAGCCATGGGCCCTGATGCTTTATCCAGCGAGACTGGAGCCTTGAGCAACATTGCCATAGGTTTACAAGCATTAAAGGCAGACACCACCGGCAGTTATAACATCGCCATAGGATATCAAGCTCTATTAGCCAACACGATTGGGATGAGCAACATTGCCATAGGGTACGAATCGCTCAAAGGCAACACAACAGGAGCGAACAATCTCGCTATAGGCTACCGATCGCTAACAGAAAATACAACCGGGGGCGATCTTGTCGCTATTGGGCAAAACGCATTAGCTGCAAACACGACAGGGCATAACAACATAGCCATAGGGTACCAAGCTCTGGCCGCGAATACTACGGGGACATATAATCTCGCTATAGGCTATAACTCTCTGGCGTCAAATATATCAGGCATCGGCAACATTGCTATAGGCTACCAATCGCTAACGGCAAACACAGACGGGAGCAATCTTGTCGCCATTGGGCAAAACGCCTTAACTGCAAACACGACAGGGCATAGCAATGTCGCCATAGGGTACCACGCTTTGGCCGCGAATACTGCGGGAAAGGCTAATACCGCCATCGGATTCAATGCCCTAGCGGCAAATACCACAGGGATGAATAACGTCGCTATAGGCGAAGAATCGTTACCGGTAAATACCACAGGGGCGAATAACGTCGCCATAGGAGCTCACGCTTTATATGCTGACACGTATGGATACTCGAACATAGCTATCGGCTACGGCGCCCTCCAGACGTGTAATGGGGGGAGCTCGAACGTTGCTATCGGCTTCGCCGCTTTGAATAACATAACAACTGGAACCGACAACATCGGCATAGGCCCAAATTGCACGACCGCATCGCCTACTTCAGACAACTCAATCACCCTCGGGAACTCATGGATTACATCTCTCCGTTGTAACGTGACAAGCATCTCCGCCCTATCCGATCGACGCGACAAGGCTGACATCGAGGACATCACCATAGGGCTTGATTTTATAAATGCTTTACATTCCCGGTCATGGCACTGGGATCGGCGCGAGTGGTACGAGAACGGCATCCCCGACGGATCGAAAAAGAAGAGCACCCGAGACTATGGCTATATAGCCCAGGAACTCCAAGACATACAGCGTGAATTTGGAGTAGACTTGCACTTGGTACTGGAGGACAACCCCGAGAAACTTGAGGCCGCCCCGGGGTATCTACTGCCCGTCATGGTCCGGGCAATCCAAGAATTAAGCGCCAGGATATCGGCGCTTGAGGAGAAGGTGAATGCGTGAAAAGGAAGCCACTATCCACAACGAAACAATCACGGAAGCCGCCAAAATCCGCAAGGTGATGATCGCAACGCCATGTCACACGGGGGACGTGCGAGCCGAATACGTGGGATCGCTCCTGGAAACGCTCCGGGTATGCCCCCCGGATATTCAGATATTCCCGGTTATCTTCCCCGGGGAATCTTTGGTCCAGCACGCAAGGAATAAGCTATTCCAGATATTCCAGAACTCCGACGCGGACGATCTTTTCTGGATCGACGCAGACATGGCATGGAACGCGGAATCTTTTTTCAAGATACTCAAAAGCGACAAGCCGCTTATCTCCGGGGTTTATACCCTCAAAACCGATAAGGCCCGGGTGTTTGTCTATCGCCCCATCGACAAGGAAGTCCCTGACAAGGATGGCATTCTCAAGGTCATGGCATCGGGCATGGGATTCATGCGGATGAAAGGCGAAGTTGCCCGCGCCCTCTGGAAAGCAGGACGGAAATATACGACACAGGGAGACGAGAGCCGCATGGTAGCCGAGGTCTATATCGGCAAGGACGGGGGACTCGTTAGCGAGGACGTGGCAATTTGCCACGAGTCCAAGCACTTGAATTACCCTCCGCACGTAGACACAACCGTCCACGTCGTACACATCGGACCGAAGGCTTATTTTTAGGGAGGAGAGCATGGTCCGCGAGATCCTGATAGGCGTCATCCCGGCTGTCATCGTCGCTATTGTGCTCCTCGTCCCCCGATGGATCAAGCGAGGGGCGAGCCTCCCCAAAATCGTGGATAGGCTCATGCGCGGCCTGGAGGCCGTCCTCAACGTAAACGAGGCGCAGAATCACGCGATCATGCTAAACACCTCCGCAACGCAGGGGATCATTGACGCCCTCGTGTCGGGCAAGATAAACGGAAATATAGAGAAGGCGTGCAGCGATACAAAGGAAGCGCGCGGCATCTTGGCCGACGCAGGGAAAGAGCTTCGGAGCTTTCTCGTGGCCGAAACGACAGGAGGAGGGAGCAGATCGTGAAATTCTTCAATGATTGGTTTCCAGGGTCAACCCTTCAAAAAACCCCTTTCGGATGGGACCCATCCACCGTCCCGGGTCGAAAGCGAATGCATCCCGCGCGCGACTTCGCCCACAAGGACAAGGCCGCCCAAGCACACGCGATCATCGGCGGCCGAGTAAAATGGTTCATCGATTCGCAGGGGAATTCGGTGCTACGGATTATCGGCCAGGGCGTCGAGGCCCGGTACTACCACTTCCATTACGACGAGCTTTCAAGTGACATCATCGCGGCTATCGAGACGGGCGCCGACATCCAGCCCGGGACGATCATCGGCCCGCCTGGAGACGTAGGAATTTCTCTATCCAGCGTCGGGAGAGCCGACCATGTTCACCTGGCCGTGATATACTACGCAGGGCACGAAAGAGCACTCGAAACCATCCTCGGGGAAAACTGGATGAAGAACAAGCTCACGGCGTGGAAAGAAAAGCATGGTCCGGAATTCGCCGCACAGGCGGAGGCGTGGGGGATTAAGAGAATGAACGAGCGCGTCATAGAACGCAAAGACCCAATATCGGGGAATAGGGCCTATTTCATTGACCCGCTTTCCGTGTTGAAATAAGAGGAGGAAGCCATGGCATCATTATCGTATACGCCGACAGAGGAAAAACTCAAGACGATGAATCTTCCCACGGATGCAGCTGCCGGAAGGTCCCATATCTGCAAGAAATGGGCGAAGGGAACGCTATCCGCATCGGCTGTCGTCATCGATCTTCGGGCCTGTACCGGTATCCCCATGGTGACTTTCGCCTCGGGCGTGACCATGTACGTTTCGACGGACCCCATCCTCGCTTTCGATAGCGCGGCCCGGGATTGGACCGCGGTTTCTGCCGGAGATGGCTTCGCGGACTGCCCCGCCTTCATCGCATTCGAGGGTACGGGCGCTTACGAGATTTACATAGCGGGGTAGTCTATGCCTTTCTACCCGAGCGTATCCACCAGGAGAAAGTCCAGCGTTATGAAAACCGTTGCCGGGAAAGGCTCAACTGCCCTTTCCGACTTCGGGGCTATACAACTGGTAGATGGGAAATACACCAACGCCAGACAGCCGATAGCCAGGGGCATACCCGTAATTATCGACCACTTCGCCGTCGATCAATATGGAGACATCCCTCCGGATATTATGGCCCTTATAAAAACGCGCTGGGTGTCATACGCCGGGGAATCCCACTCCGGGGCGGTTCGGGCCGGAGTGCTCTTGCTCGAAGCGGAAGATTCTGATTTCGCTGTAAGCGTAACGGAGTCAGGGACACCCGAAGGCCCAACGACGGCCCACCTCCGCGTATCCCGCGCGACATGGGGTAACCGGACTACGCCGGCAAGCTGGATTTATTCCTACGGGGAAGAGGATTTTTACACATCGGCAGAAGGACGGGCGCAGACGATCGCCGGCCTCGACTACTGCCAGGCCAACATCCCCCTCCGCGCCCTCATTTTTGGGTGGTGCTGGGATATGGTCTGGCATAATCCACTAACCGCAACAAAGGACCCCGTATACAAGTGCGGATGGGCAGGAGCATCTGAATCGGGGCCAGAGGGGGACCTTGCATTCGGCCTCGACGCCGAGGATGCCGCCATAACCGGGAATTCCGTTTGCATGGACACCTACCTGTCAGCAGTTATGGAGTACAATCAACATTGCCAAGCGGAAGGGCATATAACCAACGTTTGTTTTTCCACGGGTCCTGTAGACGACACCGCCTATGACGATGAAATCGGCTGGCAGCGTGAGGTGAAAACCAATTACATCCGAGCGTTTGTTTCAGGGAAATCCGTTTACTTATTCGATTATTCGGACATAGTATCGTGGGACAACGCAGGGGCCGAAAATATCAAGCTCTGGACCGATGCGGATGGCGGGTTTCACCCTTATCAATGGGTAGCAGACGACAACCTCCTCAACCTAGACGGCTCGGATGGCTATGCAACATCCGGCTATCACCTCGGAGAAAGGGGAGCTAAGCGCTTAGCCAAAGCCATATGGGTACTTATGGCCCGGATGGAGGGATGGACACCCACGATAACCGGATCCCCCACAATATCCGGACTATCTTCATCGACTGCCGGCCCAGGGGATACCGTCGTCATTACCGGAACCAATTTTACCGGAGCGGGTAGCGTAAAGGTAGGGGCACGGCCTTGTTCTTTTGTTGTTGATTCTTCGACACAAATAACCATAACAATCCCGCTGAAATGCGAGTCCGGTGCTGTTACGGTTTACAATGCCGCGGCAAAGGCCACAGGGCCAACGCTTAATATCGTTATACCGCCATGGAACACGATAACGGTGGACACAGACGGGGTATCTGGTGATTATGCAACGCTAGATGCCGCGCTGGAGGCTCTCCCGAACCCCTTGACGAACAACGTGCATATAGAATGCTACGCCTCGACAGGGACCGCGGATTCGACCGCTATTAGCCGCGTCCTTTACACAACCGCCGAATATCGCGTAACCGTTATCGGACATTCTGGATACAAGTACGCCCCAGCCGGGGCAAGCAAGCTAACGCTCACTTATGCCCTCGATTCGTTCCACAACATTACGTTCCAGAATGTTGTATTTGAAAAGCCCAGCATGGCCGCCGACTATAACGGGCTAGTGATGATAAATACGCTAAGGGATGGAACGGTGATATTTGACCGGTGCTATTTCCTTGGTGCTGTTTCAGCGTACCGCGATCGTCTAGTGGAACTTCACAACACGGTCGGATATAACGCTATGACGATATTCTCAAATTGCCGCTTTATCTCGAGGAGTACGTCCACCAATTCCGTGAGCGCGGCGATATTCCATTATACAAATCTTCCTGCCTATTTCTATAACTGCCTTATTGTTGGGAGAAAGGCATGGTACACGGCCGCAGACCTAGCGATCTATAAAAACTGCCTAATAAAAACAATCGTAGCGGGCGAAGCCGTCTCCACATCGTGCGATTACAATTCTTTCTCTGGAGCCTTCTCGACCGGGGGAGCCCATGATCGACAGGAGCAGACCTTTTCATTCGCAGATGAAGGCGGGTTGGATTTCCACCTTGCCGCCGGTGATACTGGAGCAAAGGATTGGGGCGTTGATCTATCGGGCGACTCTATATTCCCCGTCACGATAGACGCTGACGGAAATCCTCGGACGGGGACGTGGGACATCGGCCCATACGTCGCATAGGAGGCAACCAATGAAGGCATTTTTGAGGGCGCTACTTGAGAAGTTGAAAAAGCTGGCATGGGACGCGGTAAGCGATAAGAACGATTCGGGTGACGAAAAGCGGATTTGGGGAAACTTGTCCGTTTTTCTCGGCCTCGCCTACCCGTTCACTCCTGACCCCCAGGCCTATATCATGGGAATATATTTAGCTTTCGGCGCGGTCCTCTTGGGCCTCGCCTCCTGGGCCGACGTGATACCGCTTGCCGGGGCGGGCCGATGAATGCGCGGTATATCCTGCTGGCGGTTTTTGGCCTTTTGTTTATTCTCGCTCTCGCTTATCTGTCCGGCGTTTGGACAGGATACTCCTTCCGTAAAGGACCTCACGGAACAGGAACTCCAAGCCCTAGCCCTGACGCTCTCGGAGGAATTGCTGACGAGCTTGAAGACGAGGCCGGACGAGATAGCGCAGCTGCGGGACGAGAACGGGAAATTATCGACGCGATTGATGGAGCTAGGGGCGAACTTGGAGGAAGCGCAGAAGAAAGCGCAGCAATCAGAGGCCGATTGGAAAAGCTCCGAATCGGGGCGCTTGAGGACACAAAAAAAGCTGACCTCCTTGTCCGAGCTCTACGCGAACTCTATCGCAGAGAAGGACAAGAAGATAAGGGACCAATCGCTGCTACTGAAAATTGAGGGGATAGGAATTGCAGTCGTCTCCGGAATCGCCATCGCCGCTATTTCGATCGCGGCGCTCAAGTAACCCGGCGGCGTGGCCGTGGAGCCGGGAGAATACTGACCGGCTTCTCGAGAACGCAAAGACCGGCAACCTCTCACCATCGGACCAGGCCCTTCTTGGAGAACAGCTGGCCTACTATCGCGGCGCCTGCTATCGATACGAGAAATTCGTCCACCAAGTCACGAAGAGGCCCGCCGCTCCTTGAGAAACCGATCGACCGCTCGAGCCCCCCCTTTATCGTAGACCGCGACGATATGGGGCAGACAATTCCCCGCGCGGGCACGATACGCCTCCTTGAGAATCCCCGAGACATGGCACTCCGAAAGGTTGCAATGGGGATCCCGGACCGTTTGGCGACAATTTCTTGCGTAAGACCCTGCCGGATAATTTCTTCACGGACATTGGTTAAGAACGGCATATTCAGCTTTTCGACCCTAGTATATCTCATCTGCAACAAAAAACGCAAATAACGCTTGACAAAGTTGCTCTTTGCCTCTACTGTGACGGTGTGCGTTGCACATATGCAAGGAGGAATACGTGGCATATACCATAACGACGGATCTTACCGCGAAAGAACGGGAAGCCTTGCTTGAGATCAAGAAGCGGAAATCCCTCTGCATTTCGGCGGAAGTATCAAAATTGATACGAAAGTACATTCTCAATGGGAAGAGGGTATGAAAATCCCCCTCATCACCTACATGGACATTCTGGCCCGTGAGCTCGAGGAGTCCGCCCGGCAGACGGCCAAGGACATCGAGGACGATCTTTCGCGCGCGCGAAAGGATGAAACCAATGAAGAGGCTTAGCATCATTATCCTGACTGCTATCGTCCTCTCCTCGTGCGCTATGGAATACCAGCCTGGAATCGTGCCAAGATTCGATTCTATAGATGATATCGAGCCCTGGATACGGAAGCACGTAACCTATAAGGCCGAGGGAGATTTTTCAGATCACTGGCAGACCCCGGCGGAGACACTTGAGCTTACGACAGGGGACTGTGAGGATTATTCAGTACTTTGGCTCTACCTTGTATACGAATCAACCCAGGAGAAAGGCGAACTCATTATTAGCAGGGTAAACGATGCCGGTCACGCTTCCGCTCGATGCGGACCCTATGAATTCTATCGTAACAAGCACCAAATTGACCGGGCTATCCTTTCTTACGATATCGCAATTCTAATTGCAAACATGGGGGATTTATGACCGCATACCCGCAGACCGAGCAGCGCAGCGTAGACGTAATGCACGAAGGCCAGACCTACACCGTCAAGGGAGAATGGGACCCGGGAGCCCGCGGGTCTAATTACGAGCCAGACGAGCCCGCGGGGTTCATTACCCCGAAGATCCTGGACGAGAACGGGGAGGATATCTCCGACACCCTCGGGGATGCGGACCTGTATTTCATCATCATGGCCGCCGAAACCGAGATCATCTATGGAAGCAACTGAACTCCTCACTGTGAAGGAAGCGGCCCAATTATTGCACATAGCCGTTTCAACCCTCTACGTGCTTATAAGCGCCGGGGAGATAGGAACCTACAAGATCAAGGGAGCGGTCAGGTTATGCAAGAAAGATTTGACGGAGTATCTGGAGCGGCATTATCGGCCCGCATTGAAAAGGTCAAATGTCAGGGTGTCCGGAATCTCGATGCTTGCCGGGACTGTACGCGCTACGTGCCCGGACCTCGGACGCCGGATAATTTACTCACGCCCCCGGCAGGACCGGATGGGCGTTGCGACTGGAGAAAGAGGAGGTAAAGCATGAACGATACCGCATTGGTAGAAATAGGGAAACCGGCGCCGGCCGTCGTAGAGGGCCTGTCCGTGAACGAACTCCTGGCCCACGTTGCCAAGATCAAAGAGGTTCTGGACGGTGTGCTCAAGGAAGGGGAGCACTATGGGCCGAGCTTCCCCGGGGACGACAAGAAAAACCTCCTCAAGCCGGGGGCGGACAAGCTGAAATTCGTTTTTCGCCTGGCCCCCGAATACAAGGAAACGATCAACGACCTCCCGAACGGACACCGCGATATCAGGATTAAGACCATCCTCCGGAGCATCACCACGGGCACCATCATCGCCGAAGGCCTCGGATCGTGCTCGACCATGGAAGGGAAATATCGCTGGAGGAACAGCGCAAGGAAATGCCCTGCTTGCGGCAAGGAAGCGATCATAAAGGGCAAGGCCGAGTACGGCGGGGGATGGGTCTGCTACAAGAAGAAGGACGGATGCGGCGCGACCTATGAGGACAACGATCCGGATATTGTCAACCAAGTAGTCGGGAAGGTCGAGAATCCCGACATCGCCGACACCTGGAATACCGTCTACAAGATGGCGAAAAAGCGGAGCGACGTGGACGCGACCATCACCGCCCTGGCGGCCTCGGACATCTTCACCCAGGACGCCGACGAGCTACCCACCACCGAGGAGAACGCTCCCGCCACGAAAAAGCCCGCCACGAAAAAGCCCGCAGAGAAGAATCCCGAGAAAAGCCCCGCGTTTGACCCCATCGAGGAGCGCATGAAGAAGGCCCAGTCCGACGTAGCGACCTACGTCACGTCACAGATAAACGACAAGCCGGCATTCAGTGACGAGGAAAAGGCGTCTGCCAGGGCGAAACTCAAGAACCTTGACGGAGACGAAAAGGGCATTTTCATCGATGAGAAAAACGCTGCCTACCTAGAGAGCGTAGCACTCGAGTACAAGAAGGCCCTCGCCTATAAGATCGAGGAGATCAAGTACCCCCCGCCTTCCTACCCCGCCCTGGACGAAGCCGCGGATAAGGCTTTCAAAGATGATATGCCTGGTGAGCCGTCCAAGCCCGCGCCCAAGACCACTGACCAAGAATTCGGAATCTTTTAGGAGCAGAACATGGGAGAGAACATCTACAACATCGCCGGCGATTTCCTAACCCTGTCCGCGATGGAGCCAGAGAGCGAAGAGGACTGGAAAGCCTTCGACGCCCTCGTTGACGAAGTACAAGGCCGATTCGAGGATAAGGCCGAGAAGATCCTCGGATTCAGGACAAACCTCCTCAAGGACGCAGCCGGATGGAAAGCCGAAGGGCAGCGCATCCTCGACGCCGGCCGCATGATGGAGAAGAAAGCCGACCGCCTCCTCAAGTACCTGGAGGGCGGCCTCGTAGCCATCGGCGCGACCACCAAGGACCGCTATACCGCCGGGACCTGGACGATGCGCCTCCAGGAAAACCCGCCTAGTCTCAAGATCGACGCCCTGGAGAAGGTCCCCGAGGAATTCCTCGAGCCACAGCCCCCCAAGGTAAAAACCGCAGAGGTGAAGCAGGCCATCGCCGAAGGATCTAAGGTCCCTGGCGTCCACATCGAACGGACCATATCGATACGGGTGAAATGATGGACGAGAAGAAAACGACCTGTCCGGCTTGCGGTAAGGGATTTCTCCGATCCTTCCAGGCTCCTCCGGCATGGGATCGGAAAAAAAACCGCTGGGTGATTTCCTGCCCGTTCTGCTATTCATTCCTCCAGGTCGGCCGCTTCCACGACAAGCCCGAACCGCGAGACAGACCGCACATGAGCAAGAAGGCCAGGCTCCGCGCGCGCCGCGATGAGAAATCCCATGCTTGACCATTGTATCCTATGCGGGCTGCCCATCACGCGCCCGGAATCGATCAAGCGCCGGATGGGGCCAAAATGTGCGGAACAATGCGCCCGGGCCGAGGACGAGCGAAAGCAGCTACAATTCAATTATGATGAGGAGAAGCGCATGAGGGGATTTATTTACAGACTCGGGACCAGAATCAAAGAATACGGCGAGAGATCGAGGCGCCCGGCCCTCATTCGTTTCGGCCTATGGCTCCGTGGCCGGGCATGAAGGGCCTCGTACTTCTCCTTGTTGTAGCAGGGATTGAGGCCATTATTTTTCTCCTCGCATATCCTATTCTATGGGCATCGAGCGGGAGGACTCCGGAGCCTCCGAAGGATCGAAGGAAACCGCGCGCTTGTGCGCCCTGGCGCATAGTCCAGGGGCTTGGGAGCTTGGCAGATGGCCGATGCAACGCCCGGCAAAGGCGTTTAGCTGGTTCGATTCCAGCGGCTTCCAGACGGCCGAAAGGCGAGTCAGGATCTTTCTAAATGCCGGGAATCGCCTGTAGCCGGAAAGGATACGGGAAAGATGACACCGGCAGACCGTGGCCCCGGGACCGGGGCATTTTTAGGGGGCGCCTTGAACGGCAAGCCGGACGTGCCCGGCAAACCGAGGGCGGTGGAAAGCTCCAGCCACCAGAAGGCCGTCGATTCGGCCTCGCCTCCATTCCGGGCTTGCCTGTATAGGCGGCACCGGGAAGCCTCTCCTGGCGCGAGGGGATCACACGTTGCGTTGAATCGTTCAAGCCTGGGCGGCGCCACGCCCAGACGCCTTTTTGGGGAGGAAATCATGGAAACATCCCGCTGCCCGAAATGCGGAAAAAAGTACACGCCGAAAGTTAGGCCGGCTACGACGGCCGGCGAATATGACATTTTCACCGGGGAGCTCCAAGCCCCCCCCTGCCTTTCATGTGCCAAAAAGGACGACAAGAGATCAAAGGACTGGGAAAAACAACTCACCACATTGCGCAATAAATAACTCGGAGGATACCTTGAGGTGGTTTCGCGTCTATACTGAAATTCTGAACAAACCAAAAGTTGTGAACCTCCCGGATGATCTCTTCGCCACCTGGATACGCCTACTCTGCGTCGCCCGTCTCGAGAACGACGGGGGCCGCCTTCCCCCAAAAGAGGACCTGGCGATCTATTTAAGGCTCACACTGTCACGCGTGACATCACGCGTGACCAAACTAAAAGAATTCGGGTTTGTAGATGAAATCGACGGTGTTTTTATCATGCACGACTGGAAAACTCACCAGTATGAGAGCGACATGGACCCCACGGCGGCAGAAAGGAAGAGGCGACAAAGGGAGCGGCAAAACGGTAATAATGGGGTGAAAAGTCTAAATGTCACGCGTGATGTCACGGGCGTGTCACACCCCTCAGATACAGATACAGATACAGAAGCAGAGAAAGAGAAGAAGCCGCCGGCTCCGCCGTCGCCTATTTCTCTCTCCAATGACGGATGCTCTCGGATCGAGAAACACCGAGCCCGATGGAACGAGCTCAAAGCCGGCCCGCCCTGCCGGTATCTCGCCATTAGCTTCAAGCCAGACGACCGCGGGGATTGCCTCCGAACTCTCGGAGCCTATACCGATGCGGAAATCGACGCCGCACTCGAGGCTTATGCAAAAATATCCACGTCCAAAGAACACAAGATATTCGCGCCATATGGTTCATTCGTAGGATTCATGCGTGGGGGCGTCGAGAAATTCGTTCCCGATGCGAGGCCTTTTGAAGCATTCCGGAAGGATCCTTCCCCGGAGGATGTAGCCGCGCGCCCTATGGCAACAAAAAAACTCGAGACCGTACCCGAGCCTGGGAAATGCGGTTATTGCGGAGGAACGATCAAGGCTGATTTGATTGAGGGGAAAGGATGCTGCAAAGACTGCACCCGTTGGTGGAAATACACCGGGGAGTCATGGATAGAGGATGAGGATGACTAGGACCCTACGCGACCATATCCTAGCCTGGCTCGACTCAATCGGGGCGGACGGGCTGATATCTGATAGAGGCATATTCTACCCAAAGGATGAAATAGCCGATATTGTTTCTGTTATTTATTCTGTCCCTGCCTGGCGCTGGGCCGATGGGACATATCACACGGAGCCAGAAGAGCCCCAAGCGTGCAGAAAATGTTTTCTTCGGCTCCAGGCTACATGTAGTAAAAAATCGATATGTATAGACTATCAATCCTGGCTCGCCCACAAGGAGGACTAGATGGACCGACCCGAACCGACAACGGCGGAAATCGATAAGGCGGCGGAGTGGTGCACTGACGAGGAAAAGGGAACCCGTGGTTTTATTTGCAAAGGGTGCCCGCTCAGATTTAATGGCGAATGCCGAGAAGCCTTCGCCCGCGCCTACCTCGCCGCTCGCAAGGAGATCGAGGCGCTGGCCGATCTGGCCGAAGAGAGGCGGGGATGAACGGAATAGAGATCATTGCGGACTATCTCAAGAAAAACGGGTTCGACGGCCTCTTGTGTCCAGACATACCTTGCGGGTGCGGACTCGACGACCTAGCGCCGTGTAGGGGCGACGGGTGCAGCATCCACGACTGCGAGCCCGCCTACAAGCGCATGAAGAAGTGCGAGGACTGCGATCCAGAAAATGAATGCTATGACCCAGACGGGAAGGAAAAGGCGTGCTACTCGCCCAAGAAGCATGACGCCGCGCAAGGAGGGGAGTGATGAAGATTAAGGATTTGACCGCAACCCAGCTAGAGTACCTGGCCGACCACCGCCCCGTGTGGATGACTGACCACCGCCCTGGCTGGATGGCCGACAACCGCCCCGTGTGGATGACTGACCACCGCCCTGGCTGGATGGCCGACAACCGCCCCGAGT